AAAAATGCGGTAAAAATGCGGTAAATACTGGCTTTTGATAGTGTTACAATAGTATTGTCAAGAAATTGACAGATGGATTTTTCAACTTTTTCCATACGTTACTCCTATGATGTTCTGGGCTAGCAGTTGTCAAAGGCTGTTAGCTCATAAGGCCACACGAAAGCGCGGACGTTGACCAAACGAGCGATGTTTCATAATCTCCTTTAAAATATGTTTTCAATTTTTTACCTTTCTGTATTTTCCTGCTTGTGGCCGGCAGGATTTATAGACGATTTGCAAGGAAGTCAACCGGTTCGAGTCCGGTATCGTCTTTAGGCAGATAAGCAACAATCTGCCGACTGAAACTTTTTCTATTTTATTAAAGCTCCTATTTAATTTTTGGAAGTCGTAGCAAGGTGCTGCGAGAGCGCAGGTTCGAGTCCTGCACGGCTTTTATGGTTTTCGACAGTCAATGAGACTGTCTTTATTTTTGCTCAAAAAACGAAAAGAGGTGATGGAAAATCAGCAAGTTAAACGTTAGACAGCAGAAGTTCGCAGACGAGTACATCGCTAGCGGCAATGCAACACAAGCGGCAATCAAGGCGGGATATAGTGAAAAGACCGCAGGGCGCATAGCTGGGCAGAACTTGAAAAAACTTGAAATTTCGGCTTATATCGAAAAACGCATGATTGAGTTGCAAGAACATAACATCATGAGTGCCAGGGAAGCCTTATCAATACTGTCCGACATCGCAAGAGGAAAGCGAGACGAAGAAGTCTTGATGATGAACCCTGTTACTGGTGAAGTTGATAGGGTGACGAAGAAAGCGGACAATGCAACGGTTATCAAAGCTATTCAAGAGATTCTGAAACGCTATCCGACTGCCAAGCAAGCTGAGAAGATGGAGCTTGAAATTGAGAAGCTGAAAGCCCAAATCGGTGGCGATCTAACCATCGATGAAAAGCTATCAAGTTACATCGAAGCGGTGCAGGAGGCTTTAGATGGCTAAATTAGACGCTCTATACACACCAAAACAGCAACAAGTCCTAAAGCGTATCTGGTCGAAAGACTGGTTTATTTGCGGACTTCACGGTGCTAAACGTGCCGGAAAGACCGTGGTAAACAATGACACATTTATTGGTGAGCTTGTCAGAGTGCGAAAGATAGCGGATAAGCTAGGCATTGACGAGCCTATCTATATCTTAGCCGGCACATCTTCAACCTCTATTCAAAACAACATCTTGCAAGAGCTTTTCAACAAGTATGGTTTTACTCCAAAGTATGACAAGCATGGCGCTTTCGTCTTTCAAGGTGTTAAGGTAGTGCAAGTCTATACTGGCTCTATCAGCGGTCTTCAACGTGCCAGAGGTTTTACGGCTTTTGGTGCGTATGTAAACGAAGCATCGCTGGCCAATGAAACGGTCTTTAAAGAAATCATTTCTCGCTGTTCTGGAGAGGGTGCAAGGGTGGTCTGGGATAGTAACCCAGATATTCCAACACACTGGCTTAGAAAGGACTATATAGCGTCTGACGACGATATGATTATCGATTTCCACTTTGAGTTAGACGATAATACTTTCTTGTCAGAGCGATACCGTAGAAACATCAAACAAGCAACGCCGGCCGGTGTGTTCTATGACCGTGACATTCTCGGTCTTTGGGTAACTGGTGAGGGTGTTGTGTATCGTGATTTTAACGATAAGATGTATATCACTAGCGACCAAGTGCCTACAAGCGAGATTACAAGCTATTACGCAGGCGTTGACTGGGGATATGAGCACTTGGGCTCTATCGTGGTGCTAGGAGAGACATCGGACGGCAGGACATATCTGCTGGAAGAACATTCTTATCAGCACAAGGAGATTGATTTCTGGGTGCGGATAGCGCTTGATATTAAATCAAGATATGGCAATATTCCGTTTTGGGCGGATAGCGCACGGCCGGAACACGTTGCAAGGTTTCAGCGTGAGGGGATTGATTGTAGAAATGCAAACAAGTCTGTTTTGTCTGGTATAGAAGAAGTGGCCAAACGCATGAAGCTAGGTCTTTTTTATGTCGTTAAAGACAAAGTGAGTAATTTCAAAGACGAAGTTTATCAGTATATCTGGAATGAGCGGACGGGTGAGCCGTTTAAGGAACATGATGATACGCTTGACGGTGTCCGATATGCGATATATTCCAAAGTCGCAGATATGGGCAACAAGATTAAAGTATTCAAGGGAGGGTTTTAATGGCAAAAGTCCATTTAAACAAGCGAAAACTACTTACAACAACAGAAAACGAAGTAACGCCAGGCTTGGTATCAGAAGCTGTGCAACTGCATAGGTCGCACTTGCTGAAAGGTTACGTTGAAAATGAAGATATGTATATGTCTAAGCATAAGATTTTGAAAGGGGCTGCTAAAGAGCCGTGGAAGCCAGATAATCGCTTAGTCATTAACTATGCAAAGTATATCGTTGATACATTTAGCGGTTATCAAATCGGTGTACCAGTAAAAGTGACGCATGATGATGATAACGTGGCAGAGTTTATTAGCGATTTTCGCAAGTTAAATGACATGGAAGATAGCGAGTTTGAACTTGCTAAGCTTGCCGATGTGTTTGGCCATGCGTTTCTATATGTCTATCAAGACGAAGCAGGGAACACGAGAACGACGTATAACAGCCCAATCAATATGTTTATCGTGCATGACAACAGTATTGAGGAAAAGCCTTTATTTGCTGTTCGATATGCGTTTAATGACAATGATCCAACGGGTTACGGACAAGTCATCACTGCTAACGAAGTAATCGAAGCGACTTTTCAACTTGGTGGGGGTGTTCGATTTGCGGAACGCAATAATCATGTCTACGGCACTTTGCCAGTCGTTGAATTGATTGAGAATGAGGAGCGACAAGGTATCTTTGACAGCGTTAAGACGCTAATCAATGCATTAAACAAGGCGGCAAGCGAGAAAGCCAATGACGTTGACTACTTCGCAGACGCTTATCTTAAAATCGTTGGTGTCGAGCTAAAAGAAGATATGGCAACACAGATTAGGGAAAATCGTATCTTTAACTTGTGGAAGAATGGCTCTGACGGCCCTTTGCCAGATGTCGGCTTCTTAGAGAAACCAAACTCGGACACGACACAAGAAAACCTAATCAAGTTGCTAAAAGACTCAATCTTTGCGGTGTCGATGGTCGCTAATCTGTCAGAAGAAGATTTTGGCAATGCGTCCGGCACTGCTCTAGCGTTTAAGCTGCAAGCAATGGACAATCTAGCGAAGATGAAAGACCGCAAAATGCAGTCGGCTTTTAATCGTCTGTACGAAATAGTGTTCGGCGTGCCAATGGCTGCCGTACCAAGCGATGGTTGGGTTGATATTAAGTATCAATTTACACGCAACGTACCTCGTAACATTTTGGAAGAAGCGCAGATTGTGTCGCAACTATCCGGTCAAGTGTCGAACGAAACTAAACTATCTGTCTTGTCTATCGTGGACAATCCAAAGCAAGAGATTGAGAAGATGGACGACGAGGAAGAAAGCTCAAGTTTGCTATCCAGGAAGATTGCGCAGAACGAGCGCTTTGCAGACAAGGACTTACAAGACGATGGCAAGGAAGTGATTGCTGATGCCGAGTGATTACTGGAAACGACGCATAGAAGCTGAACAGAGGGCTAGATTGAGCCGTGACGCAAGTTTAAGTGATGAAATGGCTAGATTATACGACTATCATTTCAGAGAGCTAGAAAAGGAAATAAGAGCCTTTGAACAGCGTTACGCAGACAAGAACAATCTGCCGATAGCAGAGGTAAAAGCAAGAGTTGACGCACTAGATGTCAAAGCCTTTGAAGAAAAGGCAAGGCGATACGTTGAGGAGAAAGACTTTTCACCTCAAGCAAACGCTGAACTTGGTCTATACAATCTCAAAATGAAGATGTCACGATTGGAACTGCTGCAGTATCAGCTAGATTTAGAAATGGTCGCCCTTGCGAACTCTGAACACAAGCTTGCAGAACGTTTTCTAAACGAGGAATACACAGAGACGCTAAAGGCACAGTCGGGCTTGCTCGGAAAGTCTGTATTATCTGCCAGTGAGATTGGAAAAGCTGCGCAGGCGGTCTTAAATACTCCTTTCAAGGGCGCAAAATGGTCTGATAGGGTTTGGGAGCGACAAGATGATTTAAGGCAGATTGTAGCCCACTTGACGGAAGAATATCTACTAAAAGGCAAGAACCCAACAACCATGATACCGAAAATCAAAAAAGAGTTTGATGCGTCGGCTCATGAAGCTAAACGACTAGCGGTCACAGAGGGCGCTAGGATTGCCACGGAAGCAGAAAGGCAGTCATACATTGCTAATGGTTACGACGAATACGAGTTCATCGCAGAGCCGAAAGCGTGTGATATATGCAAGCCTTTAGATGGCAAAATCTTCAAGGTTGCCGATATGTTGCCCGGAGAGAACGCTGCTCCGATGCATCCGCATTGTCGATGCGCAACAGCAGCGCATTTCTCAATGTCTGAAAAGGAATACGAGCGCTTGATTAAGAAAAGTGCAAACTCAAGAAAGTTAATAGACAAATTTTTGGAATAGGAGGTCAAAAGCAGAATATGTCATTGCTAGGTTTTACAGATTAGGAGGTGATCCAATATCTTGACTGGCAGGAACAGACTGCTACTTAGTTGCATAATTCAAACCAGTCGAATTGACTGGTTTTCTTTTTGTCCGAACTTTGAAGACATAAAAAGCCAAGGTATCAGTCCACTCAGGACTTAAAAGGGAGGTGGCCAAAAGTGGCAGAAGAAATCAAAGATGAAGTAGTTGAAGAAGTGGTTGAGGAAGCTGGCACTCAAGCAGAAGCTACTGAAAAGACATTCACACAAGCAGAGCTAGACGCAATCATCCAAAAAGAAAAGGCGAAAGCGAAACGCTCGGCTGAAAAAGAATACAAAGCCAAAATGGACGAAGCCGAGAAGTTGCGGAAGATGAACGCTGACGAAAAGGCAGAGTATGAAGCTAAAAAACAAGCAGAATACATCGCAGAACTCGAAGCGAAAATCAATCGCAGCGGACTTGAAAAAGAAGCGTCTAAAATGCTCTCTGAGAGCGGCATTGCTGCAAGTGATGAAATCCTTGCCTTGGTCGTAAAAGACGACGCAGAACGCACGCAGGAAGCTGTGAATGGCTTTGCAGAGTTGGTCAACCAACTAGCAGACAACAAGGTCAAAGAAATGCTGAAAGGTAAGACACCTCGCAAAGTTGAGCAATCAACTGCAGGAGCAATCACCAAAGAACAATTTGACCGCATGGGATACAAAGACCGCAATGAATTGCTGCAAAGTAACCCAGAACTATACGCACAACTGAAAGGATAAGAAATAAATGACACAAACACAACTTGCACAGATGATTAACCCTGAAGTGATGGCTGACATGGTATCGGCTAAGCTTCCTAAGATGATTAAATTTACCCCTCTTGCTTATGTCGAACGTGAGCTTGTAGGACAGCCAGGAAGCACTATCACAGTGCCTAAATGGGTGTATTCTGGCGACGCTAAAGACATCGCTGAGGGTGTAGCTATTGAGCCAGACCAACTGACAACTGCTAAGTCTACTATGACTATCAAGAAAGCTGGTAAAGGTATTGAACTTACTGATGAAGCTGTCTTGTCTGGTTACGGCGACCCAATCGGTCAAGCAACGCAACAAATCGCTCTTGCTTTGGCTAACAAGGTCGACAACGACTTGATTGAGGAAGCTAAGAAAGCAACTCAGTTTGTAACAGAAGCACCAACAACTGGCGCAGCGCTGGATAAAGCCTTGGCAGTATTTGATGACGAAGAAGACGCAAACTATGTCGCTCTTATCAACCCTGCTGACGCTATTGACTTGCGAGCTGACACTATCAAGAATTGGCTGTCTGGCTCTGAAATTGGAGCTAACACAGTAGTATCTGGAACTTTTGGTGAAACTCACGGTGTGCAAATCGTCCGCACTAAGAAAGTTGAAAAGGGCAAAGGCTTCTTGGTCAAAGTATCACCAACTGCAAATGACACGACTGATGTTGCTAAATACGGCGCATTCGTTATCAATCTCAAGCGTGATGTTGCTATCGAAACAGACCGTGACATCTTGAAAAAAACAACAGTCATCACAGGTGACGAACACTACGGTGTCTATCTGTATGACCCAACTAAAGTCGTTAAATTCGGAGGTGCTTAATGGGTATGTTGCTGCGTAGGCATCACCCAAAAGCTCCTGAGCCAGTCTTAGAGGTGGCAGAAAGCCCCTCTGCGCTGTCTGATATGACGGTGCAGGAGTTACGAGGGATTGCCAAAGAAAATGGCGTGACGGGCTATTCTGGGCTTGATAAAGCAAGCCTAATCGACGCATTGGAGGGATAAGAACATGACGATTATTGAGCAAGTAAAGGCTCTGCTAGGAATTGAGGATAACTTGCAAGATAATCTCTTGTCAATTATCCAAAATCTAACAGAAGCGCACTTTAAGGCCTACTCAAAACAAGACGATATACCAGATAAGCTAAGTTATATCATTGTCGAGGTCGTAGTCAAACGCTTTAATAAGCTAGGCTCTGAGGGTTTATCCTCTCAAAGCGTAGAGGGTTTGAGCATGTCCTTTGACTTAGACGACTTTGCAGTCTATGACGCAGTCATCAGACGCAACTTTGCTGGTAGTTTTCAAGCGGGGTTTAAGATGCTATGAGATTTGACAAACGATGTACGCTTGTTATTAAAAGCGAGCAAAAGCCGAGATATGACGCTGATTTGGGGAAAATGGTAGGTGGTGAAGCGACTGAAAAGGTCGTACCTGCTAATATCGGGCCAGTAAGCGCACAGCTCCAAAATCTCTTAGGTGACAAGTTGAAAGAAGCTACTAAGGTTGTGAGAGTGCGTCGGATAAAAGGCAAAATCAGCAGTCTTTTGATTGACGGAAAACCTTATAACATCGTACGAACGCCAGAACACACCAACGGCATGACGGTATTTTATGTTAGCGAGGTGAAAAATGGCATTTGACGGTATTTTACACATCAACGGAGATGTGCCATTGATGAAAGCCTTGCAAACTGCTGCTAACATGGAAGCGCACAAGGCTATTGTCAAAAAATATGGTGGCGAATTGCAACGAACTGCTAAGAGAAATGCTGTCTTTACTAAAGGCTATGCGACAGGCGCAACGAAGCGCAAAATCACTCTTGAATTGCAAGATGGCGGATTTGAAGCAAAGGTGGAAGCTGGCACAGACTACGCTGCATATCTCGAAGTTGGCACACGGAAGATGAACGCACAGCCATTCATGAAGCCAGCTTTTGATGTAGTCCAACCAAGATTTATAGCAGATTTAAGGAGGGCAGGCATTGTTAAATAAACAACCAGACCAACAGTTGCATGACGAGCTTATCAAGCGCTCTAACGCTCTTGGATTGACTGCTTATCCATATCTGCCAGAAGATGGGACGCCTTATCCGTTTATGGTCGTGTCTTATACGCAGATTATCCCACAAGCGACTAAGTCGTATCTGATCGGTGAGGTATCAGCTCGTGTCGATGTCTGGGGGCGTGTAGACGATAGAAAACTGGTGTCTGACTGGATAGGCAAGTTAATGGCTGAATACTCCAAGATTAGGCAAATTGAAAGCACTAAATGGTCTATGGACTTAACGAGTCCAACGCAAATTATCAAAGATAATTCAACAGAAGAATTGCTATATCATGGCATTCTTGACTTAAAATTTAGATTTAACTAAGAAAGGAAAACAATATACATGTACGGAAAAGATAAAATTTTGATGTTCCGCAAGTTGGGAGAAAAGAAAGCTGCTGCTAAGTTGGCTTTCCAAATTGAGCATAAACTGAAGTATGAGCGCTCAAACGACACGAAGAAGACGAAAGACGGGGCTATTAATAGCGATGGCGGTTTGGAAGTGACGCTTGAAATCGAAGCTGTTTCAAGCCGTGATGAACTGAATAAGCTTCTTGAGCAGTCAGTTTCCGAGGGCTTTAAGCTTGAAGTCTGGGAAATCGACCTTGGCGGTACTAAGCAAGCAGACAAATACCCTGCTAAATACATGCAAGGCTCTCTGTCTAGCTGGGAACTTCCGGCAAATGTTGAAGACTTGATTACAATCTCAACTGAAATGAAGATTGATGGCAAGCCAGTAGAGGGCTATGCGACACTGACAGAAGAACAGCAAAAGGCTATACAATACGCATTCAAGGACACTACTCAAGAAGCGTAATCGAATTTTGGGGGCATCTAGCCCCTTTTTATTTTGTAAGGAGAAACAAAAAAACATGAAACAAATTGAAATCAACGGCAAGAAATACGACTTACATTTTGGTATTGACTTTATCCGTGAAATGGACAAGCGCTACGAGTTCAAAGGGGATGGCGTAAGTTTTGGCATGGGCTTACAAGCGGCCGTTGTCTATCTGAAAGACTTTAATTCGGTTGCTATCGCAGACATTATCCAAGCAGCAACTACGACACAACGCCCTTTGCTTAAAAACGCAGACATTGAAGCGTGGATCGAAGCACAAGGCGACAACTTTGAGAAAGTGTTTGACGATTTTTTATCGAGCTTGAAGAAATCGCCGGCGACAAAATTGAAAGTGAACAAAGTTCTCAAGGAAATGAACCTGTAAAGACCGTCATATCGACATCTAAACAGGTTTATGAGGACATGCTTGCAACGATATTCGGATTGTTCGGCGTTACGGACTACGACGTGGCAAGAAGAATGACGATTGCTGAATACAAGCTCCGAAAACGAGGGCATGTCATGAAGCAATTAGAACGTGAGCAAGAATTATATCTGCAAGCATTTCTGAATAGAACAGCCCAAGCGACAGACAAGAACGGCAAGGCTTACGTCTATAAGACCTTTACGGACTTTTACGACGAAGCGCAGCGCAGACAGTCTGTCCTAGGCGCTAATTATGCAAAACCAGTTAATAGCGACTTAATCGCTATTGCTAAAAGAATGAGGGAATACAACGGAGAGGAGGTGTATTAATGGCAAATTCGAGCTATACAGTTGAAGCGGTGCTACGGGCAAGAGATAGCGGCTTTTCTAGTGCTTTTAGAGCCGCCGAAAGGTCTGTGTCTGGCTTGTCTAGCATGGCTAGCAAGGTAGGCTCTACTTTTAAGTCTGTATTAGGTGCAAACCTTATCAGTTCCGCCTTGGCATCGGGCATTGGCTCAATCACATCAGGAATTGGCTCAATGGTCGGAGAACTGAATGGAGCGCAAAAAGCGTGGAAGACCTTTGAGGGCAACTTGCAGGCTTTTGGTCGCTCTGCTGAAACGATATCACAAGCAAAGAAAGAAATGCAAGACTTTGCGACAAAGACTATCTATTCTGCGTCTGATATGGCCAGCACATACTCACAGTTGGACGCTGTGGGAACTAAAAATGTCGGTAGTTTAGTAAAGGCTTTTGGCGGTCTAGCTGCTTCTGCAGAAAATCCAGCACAAGCAATGAAGTCTTTATCCACGCAGGCTACACAAATGGCAAGTAAGCCCAAAGTCGCTTGGATGGACTTTAAAATCATGATGGAACAAGCTCCTGCTGGTATGGCTGCCGTAGCTAAAGAAATGGGTATGAGTACAGCCGAGCTTGTATCTGCGGTACAAGACGGCAAAATCAAGACGGAAGACTTCTTTGAAGCTTTGAACAAGGCTGGTAATTCTGACGCTTTTCAAAAAATGGCAACAGAGTTTAAAACTGTTGACCAAGCAATTGACGGCATGAAAGAGTCGCTTTCTAATAAACTCATGCCCGCTTTTGAACAGCTCAATAAGTTCGGTATTAAGGCGGTAAATGCTTTATCAGACGCTTTCGACAAGGTTGATTTCAATAAGCTTGCAGACGGACTTGGCAAGGCACTTGATAAGATTGATTTTACTAAAATCATCAACAATGTATCAGCTTTTATCTCAGACACTACGCAGAAGATACAGACTTTCTGGACTGCATTTTCTAATACAGGCGCTGTTTCAGCCTTTACTACAGCGGTTCAGAGCATATCTGCTGCGCTTGGCAATATCTGGAATAGTCTGACAGCTACAGGAGTATTAGAAACGCTAGGAAGCACGTTAGGAACGCTTGTGACGTGGTTATCTCAAATAGCTACAGCAGCAGCTAATTTCATTGCTTCGCTTCCGCCAGGAGTGATCCAAGGCATAGCTGGAGCGATAGGAGCTTTCGCAGTATCAATGTTTGCGGTAAGCAAAGGCGTCAAGGTCTTGACATTCATCAAGTCATTCAATCCATTCGCTATTTTTAGACAAAACGCAGCTAGTGGCTTGGGTGGCGCAAGTAGTGTTGTAAGCAGCGGTGTATCAAAAATAGCACAAATCTTTAAAAGTGTTGGCTTTGCGATTAAAGCTGCATTGAGCGGAGTATCGCAAGTCATCTTAGCTTTTGGCGCAGCGCTTAAAACGGCAGGAGTGGCTAATATTTTAGCATTCGGTGGAGCGGTTGCCATTGCTGCAGTTGGTATCGGTGCTGGTGTTGCCATTATCGCTGCCGGATTTGCTCTCTTGGCAACTCAAAGCGAGGGGATAAGCGCCATCATTGGAGCAGTTGGCCAAGCGTTTTCTGCAGTAGCCACAGCAATTATCGGAGCTTTCGCAGAAGCTATAGTCAAGGTTGCAGGAGTTCTCCCAACGGTAACGTCAGCACTTGCTGGACTTTCTCCTTTAGTTGTGGCAGTGGGAACAGCAGTAGGGCAAGCAGCGCCATTCGTAACAGCTTTAGGAGAAGCGCTAAGCTCCATTATCTCAGTTCTTCCGCCTGTTATTACAGCGTTAAGTGAGGGAGCGGCAGCTATTATCTCGGCACTAACACCTATTGTCGAAATTGTAGGAAATGTGTTTACTAATATAGCTCAAATCGTAGCAGACGCTATTGTTCGCATCGTGCAAGCTTTGTCACCATTCATGCCAGCAGTATCGGAAATGGTTCAAGCATTAGCTCCTGTACTACAGTCGATTGTAGAAGCATTCACGACTTTAGTTAGTCAGATAAGCCCAATCATTGATAGTATAGCTAATCTTTTCAAGACTTTGGGCGAAAGCATCAAGACCGTGCTTGACGGAGCGAAAGGCGTAATCGAAAGCTTTGGCGGAGCAGTAAGGAATATCTTAGATGGTATTTCCGGAATATTTGACGCAATCGGAAACGCTGCTTTAAATGCTGGTAAAGGTTTCAAGCTTATGGCCGAGGGCGTAGTCATGATTACCAAGACAAATCTTGGAGATATGGCTGCAAGTTTAGCGGCAGTAGCGACTGGTATTGGTGCGATTGCTGCAAATGGCGCAGGAATAGCAACTGCAGGAAACGGCATGAAAGCACTAGGCCAAGGAATGGCAATGGTACAAGCATATAGCGCAGGCGCTTCTGCTTCGCTTATGTCAGTATCTGCAGTTTTTCCGGCTTTAGCTTCTGGATTTTCTGCATTAGCTCCGATAGTAGCAAGCGCTATGGCTAGAGCTGTAACAAGCGTACAGTCTGGCATGGCTTTGATAGTGACGGTCATTGTTTCAAGCGCAGCTCGTATGACTGCAGCAGGACAACAAGCTGGTCAAGGCGTTTCAAGAGGTATCGTTAATGGTATTCGTGCAGGGGTTGGACAAGCAACTGCAACGATGAACAATCTCATGTTATCCGTCCAGCGTGTCGGAAATATTGGCGCACGGAACATGATTTCGGTCGGCGCACAAATCGGTAACGGCTTGGCTCGTGGTATGATTGCAGCCTTGCCAGCGGTAACATCAGCGGCTCAAGCGTTGGTAGAACAAGCAGAAGTGGCCGCAAAAGCCAAAGCGATAATCAAATCACCATCACGGCTATTCCGTGACCGTGTCGGTATCTACATTGGCCAAGGTATTGCAGTCGGTATCGACAGAAGCCAGAAGTATGTAAACGAAGCCTTGGAAAATCTATATGATGTCAAAGGCAAGTTTGATTACAGCGATTTGCTTGACGATGGTTTGAAACAACACGGCTATACAGCAAACTTAAACGGCTCGCTGACGCTTGAGAGCAAGCAATCAGACCAGAAAATGGATATTATCAAAGACGCACTCAATACTATCAAGCAAAGCTTAGATAGAGAAGTGGTGCTGAATGTCAACGGTCAAGAATTTGCTCGTTTGACGGGTGATGATTTCAGCCGTTACCAAAGCGACAGAGATTATATTAGCAATATTCTGAAAGGGGTGAGAGTATGACCGAAACATCTATGACATATAACGGAGTAGACCTTTCTGGTCTGCTCAAAGTCCTAGAAGTTAAGTCTGACATTGGGAATGAGCGGTCAATCAAAACCGAAAAACTATCAAGGATTGGCACGATTGCAACCGCAGTCGAAGTCGGAGCAAAAGAAATTAAGGTCAAAGTTAGTTTGGCCTCTTTTGATGTTGCAAATATTCAATTTGTAGACACAACTGAGCCGGCAGACGCTGAGCGAGGAAACATCAACGAGTTAAAAGAGCGTATAGCGGGCATATTTGACGCTACAGAGCCGAAAAAGCTGACGCTAGGTAAATACCCTAACCGATACTTTAACGCTCTTGTAAAGGGCGACATGGAGCTTGAGGGGATAACTGACTGGTACGACGAAACGACTATCAAGTTCTATATTCCTGACGGAGTGGCTCATTCAACGACTTACAAGCGTGTAGTGGACTACGAGGAACGTCAAGGCAAGATGGTCTTTGCGATTGATAATAAGGGAACAGCCGATGCTTATCCAATTATCACTTTTAAAGCCAACGACGAAAACGGCTATTATGGCCTTGTGAGCGATAAATTCGCTTTTGAAGCAGGAAGTATCGAGGAAGCCGATATAGTGCCGTATAAGCACTCTGAAATCCTCTGGGACTACGTCTCGGACAATGGCATCATCAAAGGTCTTGCGGACGGTCAGAAGAATGTGGCGATTTTGAATGACAATTCCCAAAACCTGAACGGGACATTGGCCATTCAAAGCGCTTGGGGTAGGCCACATCTATTTCTTGCCAATCATGGGAGCGGACCTCTTGGAAATAATGCTGGATCGCTTACTTGGGAAATCCCTGCTGACAGCGTAGGAGAAAAAGGAGCGCTTCATGAGTATATCTGGTGGAGACAGATTTTCTGGGTTAATCCAGCTAATCAGTATGGCTTCATCAAGATTTCATTCACTGGTGAAAATGGCGAGTTTCTCTACGGCGTTGAAACTATCAAACGAGGGAATGGCCTGAATACAGAATATAACTTCCTAGCTGCTAATGGAAGTGGAAACTATAAACTGGTAAAGCAATGGACGTTCTGGCCGACTCACAATCCAAACGAAAATCCGTTTAACAAAGATAGTGGTCAGTCCGACATCTTACGAAGAGATGATGAAGTACAACTGTTTTGGAATGGTTCGTATCAGAAATTCACTGTACCTGAAATCAAAGGCAAGAAGTCTATCAAAGTCCATGTTGCCATGGGAGCTTTTGGCGATAAGCCAATCCCAACTCGCATGTATCTTGATAGCATTGTCTACCGCAAGGACTTCGTTAATGGCACAAAGGACATACCTAATCGCTATGCTGCAGGAAGTACGCTTATCATCAATAGCGAAAATGACACTGTTTTTCTGAATAATCTCCCAGACCTCGACCAAGTAGTGGACGGCTCTTTATGGCCGGTTATTCCTCCAGGTAAGTCTGAAATCGAAATCTTGCAGTCTGCTTGGGCGAAGAAGAAACCAACAGTAACTATCGAATTTGAAGAAAGGTGGCTCTAATGCTTTTAACAATCCACGATAGCGCCTTGAAAAAGGTTGCTTTTATCGATAATAGCAAGCAGACCACCTTGAATTTCTTCAATGACAAGTGGACACGCTCGCTTGAAAGTGCGACATCAGTCTTTGAGTTTTCCGTTTTTAAGAAAAAAATCCAGTCTGACACATACGCTGAACAAGCATATAAGCACCTCAATGAGCGTGCTTTTGTCAGCTTTAAGTACAAAGGCCGGTCTTATCTCTTTAATGTCATGAAGACTGAGGAAAACGAGCAAATTATCAAATGTTACTGCGAAAACCTTAGCCTCGAACTCATGCTCGAGTATCAAGAAGCGTATAAAGCGCCTAAAGCCATGACTTTTGAAGAGTATCTGAAAACATGGGGAATTCTCGGTGTCGCTAAACTTGATTTAGGTATCAATGAGATAGCAGACCAACGCAGAGCGTTGCAATGGGAGGGGCAAGAAACCTCTCTTGCACGTTTAATCTCTCTTGCTCGTAACTTCGATGCTGAAATCGAGTTTGAGACGCACTTGAAGTCCAATAGTCAGCTCGACCGCTTTGTGATGAATGTCTATAAAGCTCATAGCGCTGAAAATCAAGGCGTCGGACGCAAGCGAAACGATGTTATCTTGAAGTATGGCAAGAATGTACGAAGCATTAAGCGAAGCGTTGACAAGACGCAGCTATACAACGCTATCAAGCCGGTTGGACGAAAGGAAGAAACCAAGGAAACAACCACCAAGGTTTCCAACCCATCAGCTGCACAAGCGGCGAATAGTGGCAAGAAATACACTGGTGGTGGTTTGAACTACGCTGGACATCCTATGAGCGCTGCGATAGTCCAGACTATCTTAAATCTCTGTGTGCAATACAACATTTTGCCGTCTGGTATGATTTGCCAGCTCTATCTTGAAAGCTTCTGGGGCGCTTCTAACGTGGCTAGAATTGATAATAACTGGTCAGGTATGTCCGGCTCTGCCCAGACTCGCCCAAGCGGTGTCAAGGTCACGACAGGAAGTGCTAGACCGGCCAACGAGGGCGGAACATACTTTCACTATGCGTCAGTTGACGACTTTATGAAAGACTATGCTTATCTGCTGGCAGAACAGACTAGCGGCGGGCGCAAGTTTTATGGTGTCAAAGGCAAGCAGAACATCGAAGATTACACTCGAGGTCTTTTCCGTGTTGGCGGTGCGTTATATGACTATGCAGCCGCTGGGTATGCTCACTATATCGCTCTAATGAGGGATATAAGGGGAGGTGTTAACCGCTCTAACGGTAATATCCTAGACAAGCTTGACGACCTTTGGAAACAACCTAACAATCAATTAAGCAGTCCTAGTCAACCAGTGACACAAGTCGTTAAAGCCGACAAGGTTATTGCAGTTATCAACGAAATGAAAGGCCTACAAGGACGGACAGTTGGTAGCGGCCAATGTTATGGCTTGGCTGCTTGGTACTCCATGAAGTTAGGAGGCCCTGGGCTTGGTGGTGGTGTAACAGGCTTTTCTGGGAAAGTTGGCGCTGGTATGGCTGCAGCCTACATCGGAACTGATTACGCTTGGGCTAATTTTGGTTGGTCAGTCGTGCGACCAAGAGGAACGAATGAGCTGAAAGCTGGCGCTTTGGCAAATATCAAGGCTTACAACTCCTATCAAGGAACAGGGCCTTATGGCCACGTCTCCATCATCATCGCTAATAACGGTAGTACTGTTACGGTACTTGAACAGAACTATGCTGGCCGTCAGTATGTGACTCTTGGGACTTATAATGCTCAGGCTTATTTGGGAGCCATTGAGACACTTTGTTATCCGCCGGAGCTAAAGGCCGGTAAGACCGTAGAGGGTAGCACAGTGACGAGTGGAACGGTTGATGTTCCGCTGCCGGATATAGAACTTAAAGAAATATCTGTCAGCACAACAGAAGTGGTTATTGACCCTAAGAAGAAGCAAGAGTGGAAAAACTCTAAGGGAGAAGTCGAGTTTTACCTCAAGGATAGCTTGCTATTCGCTCCGCTTTCTAAACAGCTATATCCGTCAGTTTTGACTGGTACCGAGACAAGCGATAACTGGATACGTAAGGACATGGAAGTCGATACAGATAGCGAAGAAGTGCTTATCTCCACGGCCTTGCGTAATCTTAGGAAATATTGCTATCCAGCCATCACATACGAAGCAGACGGATATTTTGATTTAGATATTGGTGACACTGTCAAAATCCAAGATACTGGATTTAGTCCTATGTTGGTGCTGGAAGCTCGTGTTAGTGAGCAGCAAATCAGCTTTACCAATCCGAGCGAAAACAAGACGGTTTTTGCGAATTTCCAAGCCTTGCAGAACAAGGTATCAGATAGCTTGATAACTCGTATGGCTAAGCTTGCAGAGCAGGCTATACCGTACGAATTGAAGCTATCTACCGACCAAGGCACGACCTTTAAGAACCGCACTGGCCAGAGCTTGTTAATGGCTACACTAGAAAAGAATGGCAAGGTGTACGAGCCAATTATCTTTTACAAGAAAGGCGACTCTATCATCGGCAGTGGCAGTCAAATGCTAGTCCGTGCGACAGACTTTGGGGGAACTCTGCAAGTGACTGTAGAAGCCTATCTCAATGACGAGAAAGTGGCAACGGCTGAGGTGACTTTCAGCAATGTGGCTGATGGTCAAGCCGGGGCGAAAGGTGACCCAGGCGCACAAGGTCCTCCTGGGCCTAAAGGCGACAAAGGAGCGCTCGACGAGGAGCAACTCAAACAAGTCAATGACAAGATTGACAGCAAGGCTGACAACAAGCTTACAGCAGAGCAACTAAACGCTTTAACAGAAGCTATGCAACTAGCCAAGGCTGAACTTGAAGCAAAAGCCAGCATCGATACGGTCAATGAATGGGTTAAATCCTATCAAGACTATGTGAAATCGGACGAAGCTGGACGAGCTGCCGCAGAAGCTAAGCTTGTAGCAGCAACTCAAAGGGTTGCCAAAATCGAGAACAATCTGGGTGACATGGCCGAGCGTTGGAGCTTCTTAGACAGCTATATGAGCGCCAGTAACGAGGGCTTGATCATCGGCAAGAAAGACGGCTCATCCTCTGTCCGTGTCGAAAGTGACCGCATTAGCTTTTATTCTGCAGGCTCTGAGGTGGCTTACATCTCACAAGGTGTCTTAAAGATTGAAAATGGGGTGTTTACTCGGACGCTTCAAATTGGGCGTTTCCGTGAGGAGCAGTACCAGCTCAATCCAGACATGAACGTTATTAGATATGTGGGAGGTATTTAAACATGGTCAGAGCTAATTTTAGTGGCGCATACGGTCACAATCTACAACTCGAAGTCATTTCAGATGGCTACAGACAGGATATAGCTGGTAATTTTTCGGTCATCAATGTGCAAGTTAGACTCATATCTAATGGATATGCTGCTATTTACGACGGAGCAAACAAGGCATTGACTGTTAATGTCGGAGGAGAATCAAAGAGCTTTTCAGTAGATGCGACTATCAGCCAAAATCAAAACAAATTGATTTTTGACAATGAGTTCAGAGTTCCACACGACCAAAACGGAACAAAGACTGTCAATATCAATGCACGACTAGATATCAATGTCAGCGGTTATGGAAGCGCATCTGTCGGCTTTAATAGACGATTGCCAGACATACCAAGAGCAAGCTCTGGTAGCGATGTGACAGCCGTTATCGGTCAACCAGTGACGATTAACATCAATCGCAAGAATGACGCCTTTAAACACGCTATATGGGCGACATACGGCAGTTTTAATAAGCAGATAACGACTGCTAATGTTGATACCAGCTTTTCTTGGACGCCCCCCCTAGAACTCTGCGAACAGACGCCAAATAGCGCTAGTGGTTTTGGAAATATAACCATCATCACCTACGATGGAAGCAGAGAGATTGGCCGTGATGTTAAAAGGCTTAATCTCTCTATTCCAGATAGTGTCAAGCCGACTTTGACAGGTTTCACCCTCACAGATGGGAATGCAATAGCGGCTAATATCGTTTCTGGCGGTGAGCACTTTATCAAGATTTTGTCTGATATTAGAGTTAATTTTGGTGCAGCTTCTGGGGTTTACGGCTCGACGATTACAGGCTATTATGCGGAGATTGTCGGCAAAAATCAATCCACGACAACCAACGGCGGCGGTCTGGGTTTGATGAACTATGACGGCCAAATCGTCATCAGAGCAAGAGTGACAGACAGTCGAGGACGGACGAGCAACGCTATAGAGCGTACAGTGACTATCCTCGACTACTTCCCACCCATCTTGAAATTTGATGTTGCAAGAACTGGCCTTAACGGCGGAACATTGACGATTACACGGACGGCCAAAGTCGCTCCGCTAACAGTCAATGGATCGCAAAAGAACAAGATGACGTTGACATTTAAGGTCAAACCTCTTGCCGATACAAGCTACATATCGGACACTGGTCCTGCTGCTGGCTCTTGGACGAGCATATCAGAGCTTGTCAACAGTCCAGCAAACCTATCGGGACAGTATCCAGCCAATAAGACTTGGGAAGTCGTAGGGAAGCTGGAAGACCGTTACACAAGTACAGAATTCTCAGCCATCGTCACGACTGAGGGGGTAGTAATATCTTATAGTCAGTTTGGTGTCGGGATCGATAAAATCTGGGAGCGTGGGGCGCTCGATGTCAAAGGCGACATCTATGCGAATGATAAGCTTATCCAGATGCACGCTTTGACGCAGAAAAACGGGGATTTGATTGATATTCGTACATCAATCAAGAACTTTGACAACGCAAGGACATCGGGATTTTATGTCATAAAAGGCACGCAGGACGGAACGACTAACGCACCAAGCCAAAGACCGGGTTTGCTAGAGGTCTTTAATCTCAACGAGCGGGAGTCTTATCAGAGATATACAGATATTGACATGAAAGTATTCATCCGCTTTAGAAATTGGGGCGGGAAGTGGCGTGATTGGCTTGAATATCCTGACGCTAACCACGCTAATCTAAAGCGCACCGAATGGACATCTACAGGCACTACAGGCGTGTACTACAAGCGACAGGGAGATATAGTGTCGCTTAGGATTGAGATAAGAGACATCACAGGAAATGTCAGTCTTGGGCGCATACCAAACGAACTGACCCCAATTCGAGGTAACGCTGCCATGTTAAATGTGCCGGTTTTCGAGGGTGGATCAAGTAACGATAGGCACTTGCAAATCAATCCTGACGGAGGTATGACCTTGCTTGCAACTAACGACAAATACATCGGCACACAGATTAACTGGTCTATTTAATCAAAGAAAAGGAGACACATGTCTAAATTACAATTTAATCGCAAGAGTTGGATTTACTCTTCGTCCAACAACGAAGTAGAGGGTACTCATGTCATTCTAACGAATGCAGAGGGCGCTTTTTATCCAGTATTGCTTCCAAAAGAAGCTATCGACCTACCAGTCGAGGAACTGGAAAAGAAAGCTCTTGAAGTGGTCTATCAAGAGAATTTCCCAGACCGTGCCAAGAAAGAGCAGGACGAGGAAATCAAGAAGAAATTCCAGGAAGCAGACAAGAAAGAGCAAGAAGCTACTCTGCAACGTGCAGAGCTGAAAGAACTGCTCGAGCTTGTCACTTATATCGCTCTTGGCATTTCTGGTGGTCTGGACATCAATAGCTACACAGCGTTAGCGCAGAAAATTGATGCACCCGTCAACGGAAAACGATACACAGGGCCTACATTCGTCACTATCAATTATCCATACACGACTAATCCGAAGTGGCAGCAAGGAAATCGGACGATTGTCAAATACACTGGCGCCACTGGTTACAACTACACTGGCCAGTCTGCGGAAGATATGCTCAAATCTGGTGCATGGACTATCGTGCTGCCAAACATCAGTAATTAGCTAGAAAGGGGGTGATTATTATTTGAAACCAGAGTACCAGCTTTTAATGACCGTGGGCGGATTTATCATCACTGTCTACGGTTTTTACAATGTTCTGCGTGCTAAAAGCATTGAGCAAGCAACCAAAATCAACTCATTGGAATTGCGCTTAGGCTTCTTGGAGCAGCAGACGAAAGACCACACTAGACGCTTGGACGACCACGACAAGCAGAACCAAGCTCTCGTCGCTATGACAGAGCAAATCAAGAATTTGACAGAAGATGTCAAAGAACTCAAAATCATGATCGAAAAGAAAGGAAGTTAAAATCATGAACACATTCACTAAAAAACTCGCTATCAAAGTAATCAAGACTATGGCTCAAGCTGCGCTTGGTGTCATTGGCTCGTCTGCACTCATCACAGAAGTGAATTGGATGGTAGTTGCATCAACAGTCGGCCTTGCGGGTCTGACATGTATCCTGATGAACCTGTCTGAGCTTAAGGAAGACTAATGTAAGGGGGGTGGTCTTTTGACGACTCAAAAACAACTACTTGATAAGCTGGAGAGTGTAGTTAATCAGCGCATGGAAGTGCCTACCAATCCTTATGGCGGGCAATGTGTAGCTTTGATTGACAACATTCTGCAATATCAAGGGCTATACAAGCTTAATTTTAGCTATGTCAATGCTATTGATTGCTTAGACCGTGCTGCAAACTTAGGTCTTAAAGTGACATACTTTAACGGATCTAACAACCCGCCTGTGGGGGTTGTGTTTGTGTCTAACTGTCTGCCATATCATGAGTTTGGGCACATCGGATTTGTGGTCGCACATAATCCAGATGGCACAATCACAACGATTGAGCAGAACATCGACAGTAATGCTGACGCTCTCTATAATGGCGGTTGGACACGCAAGGTTATTCGCAACCTGTCTAGCGACGGAATATTTAGCTATGTTAATTGGCAAGCACCAGCACAGCAAATACTCGGCTGGTTTGAACTGCCTTTTGATGCACCAAAAGCAGATATTGTAATCAAAAATTTGGAGGAATTAAAACTAATGAAAGAATTTATTGTAACTAGCAAAAAATATGGATACGGAGTTTTCGTAGGCGGGAAATACGTTGGATTGTCCGACATCAAGTCAGTAAACAGCATGAAAGATAGATTAGGTTTCGCTATCGTTGAGCTGGGAGATGATGACTTCCTTCGCTTTTCAAAAGCTCACGGATAAGAACAGAAAGGAGTTCGCTCCTTTATAAGACACTTTAAGACACTTTTAAATAATACACTGCCTCGGCCAATTGGTCGGGGCTTTTTTGTTTGCTTCAAGGGGCAAAAAAGGGGCATAAGTTTAAAACTTTTGTATTTTTATGACAAAAAATATAGATAGTTTTATCTCTTTATACGCTTATTTAATGCGTTTTAACGCTATTCTATCTTTTTAGGCGAATAGCGAGACACACCCGTACAGTACGTTAATTTAAGACAACAAAAAAGAACCGTTGATTGGAAAATCACCGGTTTTTTTCTTGTCTATGTGATACCACTTATCTTACTTGAGAGAAGAACAAGTTTGAGAATTGATTTTTGAAATAAAATTGTACCTTTGTCTATTTTGTCTAAAAATGATATAATGGTATAAAAGAGATGGGGGAGACGAATGTTAAAGAGAGATTTATTAAGAAATATTATTATTTTTTCAGTACTAGCAGCTATCATTATAGGGCTGAGAGTTTTTATTTATACGCCTTATCGGGTGACTGAGCAAGACAGCAATGCTTACTTGGCAAAGAATGACTTGGTCTTGG